AATGAACAATGGGAGCGCAGGAAATTACCAAACTGCTCTTAAGCTAATAAGCCAATGCCTTCCACCTACATCGTTTGAAAATGGGGTGTTTATAGACGATAGACCTATGATTTGGGACAGTTGTAGTCTTATCGTACTAAAGAACGCCATAGACGGTATTTCAGACGAAACAACGCTAAATAAACTGGCTATTCAGATAGGCACAGGACTAATGCACGAAGCCAGAATTACCAAGTTTAAATACGATAATTACAAGGAATTTAAGCAGGTAGAGAAAAGACTTACTGGCAAGAACATACCCCAAAATGCCAACAGGTATCAGTACAAACAAAAGGTTTGGACATACTGTATGAACAAACATCAGTTGGCTTTTGATGATTGGAGTAAAGAGGGTCGGTTACATCTTGGCGTGAAGATGATTTCTTACCTAGAAAAACTAGGATTGGTTAGACACCAAAACCGTAAACTTAATAAAATGAAAACGGTTACCTATGTAGAAGCCACACCTAAAATCATAGAAGAAATTAGAAACTTCAATATTAGAAATGAAGCGCTTTTTCCAAAATACTTACCAATGAAGATGCAACCAAGAGATTGGGAAAGTCCGTTCATTGGTGGATATTATGGGAGAAAATTCAATGAAGTTAATAAACCTGAAGAAGTAGCTAAATCACTTTACAAAAAACAATAGGAGAAAAATATGCACTACAATTTAATAAAACAAACTAACCGAAGATACCTAGAGGAATTAAATAATCGTTGGCACGAATTTCCAATGGTAACTAAATCTATTAACATAATGCAAAAAACTGAATGGGTAATTAACAAACCTATTTATGATGTATTAAAAAAATGTATTGAAAATGATTATGGTCTAGGAAAACTTCCAATCAATCCTGAAGCAATGGAACTTCCACCAAAGCCATTTGATATTGCTACAAATGAAGAAGCAAAAATAAAATGGAAAAGAGAAGCTCAAAAAGTTTACAAGGAAAGAGCAAAATCTAAATCTAAATACATTCAGATAAATCAAATATTAGCTGAAGCAGAACATTTTCTAAATTGTGGTGGTTTCTTTTATCCATATCAATTTGATTTCAGAGGTAGGATTTATCCTAAACCTGCAATGCTTTCACCACAATCAGCAGATTACTCAAGAGCTTTACTTAAATTTAAGTTTGGTAAAAAGATGGGTGATGATGAAGCGTTTGCAGATTTTGCAATTTCAGGCGCAGGATTATTTGGTGAAGTTGATAAACAAGAATTAAAAGTCAGAACAGAATGGATTGAAAAGTACGGACAAAAAATTATTGATTGTGCTACCAATCCTTTTGAAAACACTTGGTGGACTGAAGCAGATAAACCATTTTGTTTTCTTGCTTGGTGTTATGAATACAAAGCATTTGCCGATACAGATTTTGATGCAAGTTTTGTAACTACACTTCCATTACAATCTGATTGTTCTAATTCAGGTCTTCAACATTATTCAGCTATGATGTTAGATGAGATAGGTGGTAAAGCAACCAACCTAATTCCTTCTAATAAACCTGCTGATGTTTATTCTCTAGTCGCAAATAAAGTTGTGATGAAGTTAAGAGATATGCCAGATAGTGATTATGCGAAGAAATGGTTAGAGTATGGAGTAGACAGAAAGCTATGTAAAAAGCCAGTAATGTGTCTTCCTTATTCATTAACGATGTATTCTTGCAGACAATACTTACAAGACCATCTTGAAAGAGAACTGTCTGAACGACAAAAACAACACCCATTTGGTGATAAAATATTTCAAGCTACTCAATGGCTAACCCCAGTTGTTTGGAAAAGTATTAATGAAATCATTAAAGGTGCAAAAGAAATTATGGGATTTTTAAAAGATGTTTCTAGATTAGTTGCATCAGAAAATTTACCTGTAACTTGGACTTCACCTTTGGGACTTCCAATCTTTATGTCTTGCTACAAAAAGGAAAGCAAAAGAGTTAAGACAATGATGGGTGATAGTATTATTAAATTATCGTTAGCTTCAGAAACAAAGATAATTGATAAACGTAAAACTGCACAATCTATTTGTCCAAACTTTATTCATTCATTAGATGCTAGTGTTTTACAATTAGCAGTCGTTAAAGCAAATGAACTTGGAGTTGATACCTTTAGTTTAATTCACGATAGTTTTGGTGTGGTTGCACCTGATGTTAGGCTTATGGCTAAAGCATTGAGAGAAGCGTTCTGTGAAATTTATAGTCAAGATATATTGGCTAACTGGGCAATGGAAATGAAGCAAATGCTATCTGACAAGAACAAGAAGAAATTTAAGCCAATTCCTGCAAAAGGAAACTTGGATTTAGAATTAGTTAAGCAATCCTTGTTTTTTTGTATTTAGATACTTGCACTACTGCAATTAAGTTCCCCTTATGGCTAACTAAACAATCAACCATAGGAGTAATCTATGTCAGAACAATCGCTAATAAGCATTGTAGGTGAGTTTGTATATCCTCACTTAAATAAACCTGATGTTCGTTTTAACGAAGCAGGAGAATACAAGGTAACATTAAAAGTACCTAAAAATGATGCAGTAGAAATGATGAAAATTATTGATACCGCAATTGAAGGTAGTGTTGCTGAAGCAGAAAAGTCTTCAGGTAAGAAAGTAAAACTTTCTCCAAGACCATACACAATTGAAGGAGACAATGTTTTCTTCAAATTTAAAATGAAAGCTACAGGTATCAATAGAAAGACTAAAGAACCATTTAGTCAAAGACCTGTAGTTTTAGACAGTCAAAAAAATCCAATGCCAAGTTCAGTAAGTATTTGGGGTGGAACAAAAGGTAAGATAGCTTACACATTGAGACCTTACTACGTACCTGCATTAGGTGCAGGAGTAACAGCTCAATTAAAAGCAGTTCAAATCCTAGAACTTGTTGAAGGCGGTTCTAAACAATTAGATTTATTTGATAAAGAAGACGGTTACGTCAGTCAGGAGAAAAATGAAGTACAAGCGACAGAAGTTCAAGCGAGTACAGATTTCTAAAGACGTAACTTTAAAATCTGGGTTGGAAGAAGTTATTTATAACTTTTTAAACACTAACAAATGTAAGTTTACATACGAAGGTATTAAAATCACTTACTTCCAACCTGCGATTAAAAAGACGTATACGCCTGATTTTCCAATTGACGGAAGTTTTATAGTCGAAACCAAAGGTGCATTTAATAGTGCTGACCGTAAGAAAATGAGACTAATTAAAACTCAAAATCCTAAATTGGATATTAGGTTTGTCTTTTCAAACGCACAAACAAGAATTGGTAAGAAGTCAAAAACTACTTACGCAAAGTGGTGTACGATGTTTGGTTTTCCATTCCATTGTATTCAATCTACTAAACAAAACTTTCCTAGCAGTTGGCTAGATGAAATTCATAACAAGCAAAAGGACTTAATAAGCAAATGAGACAGGAAACTAAATACATTGTGATACATTGTTCACAGACCAGACCATCTCAAAAAATTGGTGCTAAAGAAATAGATAGATGGCACAGAGAAAGAGGTTGGTTAAAAATTGGTTACGGTAAAGTAATCAAGAGAGACGGAACTGTAGAACAAGGTAGAGGTGATGATGATGTTCAAGCTCACGTCAAAGGTTACAATCATTGTGCCTATGGCATTTGTCTTGTTGGCGGAAGCGCTGAAGATGATGTTAATAAACCAGAAGATAATTTTACTGGCGAACAGTTTGAAAGTCTTAAAAAAGTTCTTGAAGAATTAATTGAAAAATATCCTGATGCTCAAATAGTAGGTCACTATATGTTAGACGAAAGTAAAACTTGTCCTAACATTAATATAAGAGAATACTTACTACACGAAGATATTAAAGGTTATAAATTTCAAGATGGTTTGACTGACGATGCGGATTTAGCGGAGTTAGAAAATGAACCAAGAGAATAAGTTTCTCCATCACGCACCTTGTGAAAATTGTGGTAGCCGAGACAATTGCGCAGTCTATGAAGACCATTCGTATTGTTTCGGTTGTCACGACTACAAAAAATTAAATGGTGAATTACCACCAAAAGAAAAAGAAACAATAATTACAAATATGATTGATGGAATGTACGAAGCACTACCTAGTAGAAAACTAGATAGTGAAACTTGTGAAAAATTTAATTATCAAACAGGTAGCTATAACGGTAAGCCTGTTCATATCGCAAATTATTATGACAAGGATTATAATAAGGTTGCACAGAAATTAAGATTTCCTGACAAAACTTTTAAGTGGTTAGGTGACCCAAGTAAAATAACTTTATTTGGTCAGCAACTATGGAGAGATGGCGGTAAAACAATTATTTTAACTGAAGGTGAGATTGATTGTTTGTCAGTTTCTAAAGTTCAAAATAATAGATACCCAGTTGTTTCAGTTCCTTCAGGAGCTTCTTCCGCAAAGAAATATATTAAACAAGAATTAGAATGGCTTTCAAAATTTGAAAGTATTATTTTAATGTTTGATACTGATGAAGCAGGAACAAAAGCAAGTATTGAATGTGCCAATATACTTCCAGTTAAAAAAGTTAAAATAGCAAGACTACCTGCTAAAGACCCCAATGAATTATTACAAAAAGGTCAGGCTAGTAAATTATATGAT